ATGAGCGGCGAGGGCGTCGAACGCGCGGCGGCGGATGCCCTGGCGCGCGAGACGAAGCGGGCGCCGGTCGCGCTCGAGGAGGTGACGGAGGACGGCACGTTCGAGGGCTATGCGAGCCTGTTCGGCAAGGCCGACCTGTCGGGCGACGTGATCGAGCCCGGCGCCTTCGCGGCGAGCCTGAGGAAGCGGGGGCCTTCGCGCATCAGGATGCTGTGGCAGCACGAGCCTTCCGAGCCGATCGGCGTGTGGATTTCGATCGCGGAGGACCGCCGCGGCCTGAAGGTCGCGGGGCGGCTGACGCCGGAGGTCATGCGCGCCCGCGAGGTCCTGGCGCTGATGCGCGAGGGCGGCCTCGACGGGCTGTCGATCGGCTTCCGCACGATCCGCGCCAGGCGCGACCGGCGGACGGGCCTGAGGCATCTCCTCGAGGTCGACCTCTGGGAGATCTCGGTGGTGACCTTCCCGATGCTCGACGAGGCGCGGGTGGGCCAGGTGAAGCGCTCGCCCTGGGCCCGCGGCCCCGGCGACGAGGCGGCGATCAGACGTGCCGCGGCGGCGCTGCGGCGGGCGATGTGACGGACGTTTTCCTTCATGACGAGAGGATCTTGAGGATGGGCATGACGAACGGGCTCGCGCCGGAGATCAAGGCGGCGGGCGGGGCCGGCAGGGGCGAGATCGGCGAGGCGTTCGACGATTTCCTGAGGGCCTTCGAGGCCTTCAAGGAGACGAACGACGAGCGGCTCGGCCAGATCGAGACGCGCATGTCGGCCGACGTGGTGACGGTCGAGAAGATGGAGCGCATCAACCGGGCGCTCGACGAGCACCAGAGGGTGGTCGACGGGCTGGTGCTGAAGGCGAAGCGGCCGGCGCTTCAGGGCGAGGGGCGCGACGTCTCGCAGGCGAGCCTGCAGCACAAGGCGGCCTTCGAGGCCTATGTCAGGCGCGGCGCCGACGGCGAGCTCGCGCGGCTCGAGGCGAAGGCGATGTCGGTCGCCTCGAACCCGGACGGCGGCTATCTCGTGCCGGAGGAGACGGAGGCCGAGATCGGCCGGCTCCTGTCGCAGGCCTCGCCGATCCGGGCCATCGCCGACGTGAGGCAGATGAGCGCCTCGACCTACAGGAAGCCGTTCTCGACGACGGGCTTCCAGTCGGGCTGGGTCGGCGAGACGGCGAGCCGGCCGCAGACGACGACGCCGACGCTCGACGAACTGAGCTTCCCGGCGATGGAGCTCTACGCCATGCCGGCGGCGACGCAGACGCTGCTCGACGACAGTGCCGTCGACCTCGACCGCTGGATCGCCGAGGAGGTGCAGACGGCCTTCGCGGAACAGGAAGGCACGGCTTTCGTGACCGGCGACGGCGCGAACAAGCCGACCGGCTTCCTCTCCTACGACACGGCGGCGGAAGGCTCCTGGGCCTGGGGGAAGATCGGCCATGTCGCCACCGGGGCGGCGGGCGCCTTCCCGGCGTCGAACCCCTCGGACAGGCTGATCGACCTGATCTACGCGCTGAAGTCGGGCTACCGGCAGAACGCGCATTTCGTGATGAACCGGAAGACGCAAGGGGCGATCCGCAAGTTCAAGGACGGCGACGGCAACTATATCTGGCAGCCGGCGGCGACGGCGGGCGGCACGGCGAGTCTGATGGGCTTTCCCGTAACGGAAGCCGAGGACATGCCGGATATCGGCGCGGACGAGACGGCGATCGCCTTCGGCGATTTCCGCCGGGGCTACCTGATCGTCGACCGGCTGGGCGTCAGGATCCTGCGCGATCCGTATTCGGCGAAGCCCTACGTGCTGTTCTACGCGACGAAGCGCGTGGCCGGCGGCGTGCAGGACTTCGACGCGATCAAGCTGATGAAGTTCGCGGCAAGCTGAGGCCGACAGCGAAGATGCGAAAAGCGGGCCGCGGGTGGTAGACTGCCCGCGGCCTGTGCGGGGCGATCCAGGGCGAAACGAAGAGCACTCTCGAACAGTCCATCTGCGTTGACATCTGTTAACAGAAATACCATCTTCAGGGCATGCGATGAATAGACCGCGCCATCCGGACAAGGATGTCGAGGAGGCCGTCAGGTACGCCGAATCGCGTGGATGGACGTGGCGCAAGATGGGCCATTGGGGCCGACTGTTCTGCGCGCATGCCGAACGCGACGGGTGCCAGATCGGGGTGAACGGCACGCCTCGTAACGGCGGCGCCCACGCCAGGCAGATTCGTCGAGCCGTCGATCGATGCCCCCACGACGAGAACGGGTCGGAAGATGAGAACGTATGAGTTTTCCATCATCGCGTCGGGTCTGGATCCGAGCGACGAGCAGTTCGAAGCCCGCTTCTACGATGCTGGTTGCGACGATGCTCTCGTCTCGTTCCAGAGGGGGCGCATCATCGTCGACTTCGCCCGCGAGGCTTCCTCGATCGAGGAAGCGATCTCCTCGGCCATCGAAAATGTCCTTGCGGCCGGCGCGACGGTCGAGCGCGTGGAGCCCGACCCTCTGGTCAGCCTGACGGAGATCGCCTCGCGCACCGGGCTGACGAGAGCCGCAGTGACGCAGTATGCCAAGGGGCAGCGCGCCAGCGGTTTCCCGGGCCCGGTGGCTCGCGTGACCTCGGGGAGCCCGCTCTGGGACTGGGTTACCGTGTCCAGGTGGCTCTATTCGCAGAAGAAGTTGAGCCGAGACGAGGTGATCGAGGCCCAAGTGGTCAAGGCCGTCAATGACGCTCTCGGCACTGGCGGCCTCGCGGACTTGAGAAAGAGCCTGAAAGTGCGTGCCCGCGAATGTGAGGCGGCCCTCTAGCGGCCAAGCTTGGACGCCAGTCTCCATGACGATTCCGGGCTCCGCCTCCAGCGGGGTTCTTCGTTGGGCCCACGTTTCCGAGGCGAAACACCGAGCGCGTGGTGAAACTGGGCTGCGCGCTCGCCGAGCGCGGTCGAGCCGCGTCGGGGTCGACGAAGACCACGTAGGATCCGGCGCGGCACAGGCCGCGTAGGACATCACGGTTCTCCTGAAACCTCCCTGCCTGCACTGGCCCCGTCGATCCTCGGCGGGGCCTTTTCGTTTTCCGGAGCCATCTCATGACGCTCTTTCTCGTGAACCCGCCTGCGGCGGAGCCGGTCTCGCTCGCCGAGGCGAAGGCGTTTCTCAAGGTCGAGACGGACGACGAGGACGTGCTGATCGGCACGCTGATCGCGGCGGCGCGGCTTCACGTCGAGGCGGCGACCAGGCGGGTGCTCATGAGCCAGGGGTGGCGCCTGGTGCTCGACGGCTGGCCGCCGCGGCGCAGGATCGAGATCCCGCTCTCGCCCGTCCGCAGCGTCGACCAGATCATGGTCTACGACGACGCGGGCGACCCGACGGTGCTGCCGGAGACGGAGTGGCTGGCGGACGCGGTGTCGTTTCCGGCGCGGATCTATGTGCGCGAGGCGATGGAGCCGACTGCGGCCTTCAACGGCATCGAGATCGACCTGACGGCCGGCTACGGCCCCGATCCGGCCGACGTGCCGGAGGGCCTGCGGCTGGCGATCCTGCAGCTCGTGGCGCAGTGGCACGAGACCCGCGAGCCGGTGGCGTTCGGGGCGGTCAGCGAGGTGCCGGAGGCGGTGCGGGCGCTGACGGCGCCCTACCGGGCGCTGGCGCTGTGAGCGGCATCGGACGCTTGAGGCACCGGGTGCGGCTGGAGGCGCCGGTCACGGCGGATGACGGCTCGGGCGGGACGACGGCGAGCTGGAACCTCGTGACGACGCTGTGGGCGCGGGTCGAGCCGCTGTCGGCGGTCGAGCGGCTGACGGCGGAGCGATTGGAAGCCGCCGTGACGCACCGCGTGACGATCCGGCACCGGGCGGGCGTGACGCACCGGATGCGCTTCGTGCTCGGCACGCGGGTGCTGGAGATCCGGGGCATCCGCGATCTCGAGGAGCGGCACCGGTATCTCGAACTCACCTGCGAGGAGGTTTCGCCATGAGTGCGGCGCTTGCGCTTCAGACGGCGGTGATCGCGACGCTCCGTGCGGATGCCGTGCTCGCGGGGCTCGTGGGCGACGCGGTGCATGACGGGGCGCCGCAGAACGCGGGCCTTCCCCATGTCGCGCTCGGCGACTTCACGACGCTGCCCTGGGACACGGCGAGCGAGGACGGGGAGGAGCACCGCGCGACGCTTCTCTCCTGGTCGCGCAAAGGCGGGCGGCGCGAGATCCACGAGATCAATGCCGCGCTGATCGCCGCGCTCCACGGGGCGGATCTCGCCGTGGCGGGGCACGCGCTCGTCGACCTCAGGGTGACCGGGGCCGACGCGCGCCGCGAGGCCGACGGGAAGACCTGGCGCGGCCGGGTGCGGCTCGTGGCGTTCACGGAGCCCGCCTGAGCGGGGCCGGAACCCGGCGATCAGGGGCCTATCCCCGTGTGGCCCCTGGGCCCCGGGTCAAGCCCGGGGCACGCCGAGGGGGCGGCGGACAGGCACATCCAACCAACCCATGAGGACATCGACATGACGGCTCAACGGGGGCGGGACCTTCTGTTGAAGGTCGACGCGGACGGGGACGGCGGCTTCGTGACGGTCGCGGGCTTGAGGACGCGGACGCTCGTCTTCAACGCCCAGACGATCGACATCACCGACATCGCCTCGGCGGGGCAGTGGCGGGAGCTTCTCGACGGCGGCGGCATCAGGCGCTGCGCCATCTCGGGCGCCGGCATCTTCAAGGACCAGGCGTCGGACGCCGCGATCCGCCAGTGCTTCTTCGACGGCACGATCCGCGACTGGCAGGTGACGATCCCCGATTTCGGGCGGATCGAGGGGCCTTTCCAGATCGCGAGCCTCGAGTTCGGCGCGCGCCACGACGCTGAGCTGACCTTCGACATCGCGCTCGAATCGGCCGGCGCGATGGGCTTCACCGCGATCTGAGGAGGACGAGATGGCGAACCGGCTGCGGGGCGAGGTCGAGGCGGTGCTCGACGGGGAGAGGCGGACGCTGTGCCTGACGCTCGGCGCGCTGGCGGAGCTCGAGACGGCGCTGAAGGCGGACGATCTCGGCGCCCTGGCGCGGCGCTTCGGCGAGGGGCGGCTGAAGGCGCGCGAGGCGATCGCCGTGATCGGCGCGGGCTTGCGCGGCGCAGGCCAGGCAGTCGGCGACGACGAGGTGGCGGCGATGCGGATCGACGGCGGGGCGGCGGGCTTCGTGCGCCTCGTCGGGCAACTGCTCGAGGCGACCTTCGAGGGCGGCGAGGCATGAGGGGCGACGTCGAGCGGCTCGCCGGCCTCGCCGTGGCGGCGCTGCGGCTGCCGGCGCGCGAGGTGTGGGCGATGACGCCGCGCGAGGTGGCGATGGCGCTTCGAGCGCTGCGGCCGCAGGAGGCGGGGCCGCCGGGCCGGAGCGAGCTTCAGGCGCTGATGGCGCGGTTTCCCGATGGAGGCGAGGCATGAACCCGTTCGAGGACGACGAGCTGACCGTGCCGGTGCGCGCGGATCTGAGCGCGTTCGAGGCCGATCTCGTGGCGGCGACCAGGCTCGCGGACCGCTTCGGCACGGCGATCGGCGGCGCCTTCGAGGGGGCGATCCTGAAAGGCAAGGCGTTCGGCGACGTGCTGCGGGAGCTGGCGCTGAGGCTGTCGCGGCTGGCGCTCGACGCGGCGCTGAAACCGCTGGAGCAGTCGCTGTCGGCGGGGATCCTGGGGCTCGTCGGCGGGGCGCTGCCCTTCGCGAGGGGCGGGGCGTTCAGCGGTGGCGAGGTGGTGAGCCAGCCGACGCTGTTCGGCCTGTCGGGCGGACGGCGCGGCGTGATGGGCGAGGCGGGGCCTGAAGCCGTGCTGCCGCTGGCGCGCGGGGCGGACGGCCGGCTCGGCGTGCAGGCGGGCGCGGGTGGGGCGGTGACGATCAACTTCAACGTGACGAGCCCGGATGCCGGCTCGTTCCGTGCGGCCGAGGGCCAGATCCAGGCGCTGCTGGCGCGGGCTGCGGCGCGCGGGCGGCGGAACCTCTAGGGGGGCGGCGGCATGACATTTCACGAGGTGCGATTTCCGCCTGCCATCTCCCGCGGCGCATCTGGCGGGCCGGAGCGGCGGACGGACGTGGTGACGCTGGGGTCGGGCCACGAGGAGCGCAACATGCGCTGGGCGGATTCGCGGCGGCGCTACAATGCGGGCTACGGGCTGAAGGGCGTCGACGACCTGCACGCCGTCATCGCCTTCTTCGAGGAGAGGCGCGGGCGCGGGCACGGCTTCCGGTTCAAGGACTGGGCCGACTTCAAGTCGTGCGCGCCGCGGGGGACGCCCGCCGCGACCGACCAGGTGCTGGGGGAGGGCGACGACGGCACCACGGAATTCAAGCTCGTGAAGACCTATGGCGCGGGCCTTGCGCCGTGGGTGCGGACGATCTCGAAGCCCGTTTCCGGCACGGTGGTCGTGGCGCTCGACGGGGTGGCGCAGGGCTCCGGCTGGTCGGTCGACGAGACGACGGGGCTCGTGACCTTCGAGACGGCGCCGGACGAGGGCGTGGCGGTGAGCGCGGGCTTCGAGTTCGACGTGCCGGTGCGCTTCGACACCGACCGGATCGAGGTGGTGCTGCCGCATTTCGAGCACGGGGAGATCCCGTCGATCCCGCTCGTGGAGATCAGGCCATGAAGACGCTGTCGCCGGAGCTCGCCGCGCATCTGGCGGGCGGCGTGACGACGCTCTGCTGGTGCTGGAAGCTGACGCGCACGGACGGCGTCACGATGGGCTTCACCGACCACGACCGGCCGGTGGTCTTCGGCGGCGTGAGCTACGAGGCGGAATCCGGGTTCACGGCGAGCGAGGTGCAGTCGAGCCTGGGGCTGTCGGTCGACAATCTCGACGTGGCCGGCGCCTTGTCCTCTGACCGGATCGAGGAGGGCGACATCCGCGGCGGGCTCTATGACGGGGCCGACGTCGAGATCTGGCGGGTGAACTGGGCCGCGCCCGAGCAGCGCGTGCTGATGCGCAAGGGCTCGATCGGCGAGATCCGCCGCTCGGCGCTCGCCTTCACCGCCGAGATGCGCGGCCTCGCGCACCGGCTCGAGCAGGCGCAGGGGCGGACCTTCCAGAGGATGTGCGACGCCGATCTCGGCGACGGCAGGTGCAAGGCGGCGGTGTCGGCCGCCGCGGGAACGGTCCTGTCGTCGAGCGACGACAGGCTCCTGCGCTGCGAGGGGCTTGCGGCCTTCGACGGCGGCCGGTTCCGGCACGGGCGGCTCGTCTGGACAAGCGGGGCGAATGCGGGGCTCCAGGCCGAGGTCCGGGCGCACCGGGCCGGGACGGTCGCGGTGCTCGAACTGTGGGAGCGGACGGCGCATGGGGTCGAGCCGGGCGATGCGTTCGACGTCTTCCCCGGCTGCGACAAGACGATGGCGACCTGCCGGGACCGGTTCGACAACCTGATGAACTTCCGCGGCTTCCCGCACATGCCGGGCAACGACCGCGCCTTCGGCTATGTCGCCGGCGAGAGCGGAGAGCACGATGGCGGCTCGTTCTTCAACTGAGGCGCCGGGAGAAGCCGGCGCTGCGGCGGGCGGCCCCTGGATCCCGGGTCAAGCCCGGGAAACGGGCAGTGCGTGCTGGGTGGCGCCGACGCGGGCCGCGCTGGTCGCGGAGGCGCGGGGGTGGATCGGCACGCCGTATCACCACCAGGCGTCGCGCCGGGGCGCGGGGTGCGACTGCTTCGGCCTCGTGCGCGGGGTGTGGCGGGCCTTCTATGGGCCGGAGCCGGTGGCGGTGCCGGCCTACACGAAGGACTGGGGCGACGTGACGGGGGTCGAGACGATGCTCGATAGCGCGCGGGCGCATCTCGTCGAACGGGCGGTCTCCGAGCGGGAGCCGGGCGACGTGCTCGTCTTCCGCATGCGGCGGGGGATCGCGAAGCATGCCGGCATCCTCACGGGGGAAGCGACCTTCGTCCACGCGACGGAGCGGGCCGTCGTGGCGGAGGTGCCGCTCGATCCCTTCTGGCGCGGCCGGATCGCGGCCGTCTTCTCCTTTCCCGGCGTGGAGTGACCCGACATGGCGACGCTCGTCCTCTCCTCCGTCGGCGGCGCGATCGGCACGGCGCTCGCGGGACCCTTCGGCGGCCTCGTCGGCCGGGCGCTCGGCGGGCTCGCGGGCTATGCCGTCGACCGCACGATCCTGATGCCGGGCGGCGGCACGCAGACGGTCGCCGGGCACCGGCTGACGAACGTGCAGATCACGACCTCGACCGAAGGGGCGGCGGTGAACCGGGTGATCGGCCGGGCGCGGATCGGCGGGCAGATGATCTGGGCGACCAGGTTCGAGGAGGAGGTGGTCGTCGAGGAGCAGGAGGTCGGCGGCGGCAAGGGCCTCGGCGGCGGCGGCACGACGGTCAGGACCGAGACCTATCTCTATTACGCGAACTTCGCCGTCGCCTTCTGCGAGGGGCCGGTGGCGCGGATCGGGCGCATCTGGGCCGACGGCAAGGAGGTCGACCAGGAGCTCGTGACGATCCGCCGGCACCTGGGGACGGAGGACCAGGCGCCGGACTCGCTGATCGTCGCGAAGGAGGGGGCGGGCGAGGTGCCTTCCTATCGCGGCATCGCCTATCTCGTCTTCGAGCGGCTGCCGCTCGAGGATTACGGCAACCGTATCCCGATGGTGACGGCGGAGATCTTCCGGCCCGTCGGGCGGCTCGAGAGCCGGATCCGCGGCGTCTCGATCATCCCCGGCGCGACGGAGTTCGGCTACTCGACGTCGATCATCACGAAGGTGTTCGCGCAGGGCGAGAGCCGCATCGAGAACCGCCACACGAAGCTGCCGGGATCCTCGTTCGAGGCCTCGCTCGACATGCTCGAGGCGCTGGCGCCGAACGTCGAGACGGTGACGCTCGTCGTCGCCTGGTTCGGCACGGACTTGAGGTGCGGGGCTTGCGAGATCGTGCCGAAGGTCGAGACCTGGCTGAAGGTGACGCGCTCGGAGGGCTCGATCCTCTATCCCTGGCTCGTCGGCGGCCAGCTCCGGCTCTTCACGCCGGTCGTGTCGAGCCATGACGGCACGCCCGCCTATGGCGGCAGCCCGAGCGATATCACGGTGGTGCAGGCGATAAAGGAGCTGAAAGCCCGCGGCTACCGCGTGCTCGTCTATCCCTTCGTGATGATGGACGTGCCCGCCGGCAACACCCGGCCGGACCCCTATTCCGACGAGGCGGCGGCGGTGGGGCAGCCGGCCTATCCCTGGCGCGGCCGCATCACCTGCTCGCCGGCGCCGGGCTTCGCCGGATCGCCCGACAGGACGGCGGATGCCGCGAGCCAGGTCGCAGCCTTCATGGGCAGCGCGACGGCCGGCCAGTTCACCTGGCTCGGGGTCACCGTCCTCTATGGCGGCGGCGAGAAGAGCTACAGCCGCTTCATCCTGCACATGGCGACGCTCGCGAAGGCGGGCGGGGCGGACGCCTTCGCGATCGGCTCGGAGATGGTGGGGATGACGACGGTGCGCTCGGGCGCTTCCACCTATCCCTTCGTCGAGGCGCTCAGAGGTCTGGCGGCGGAGGCGCGGACGATCCTCGGGCCCGGCGTGAAGATCGGCTACGCGGCGGACTGGTCGGAGTATCACAGCCACCGGCCGGGCGACGGCTCGGGCGACGTCTTCTTCCACCTCGATCCGCTCTGGGCCGACGACAACATCGACTTCGTCGGGATCGACAACTACCTGCCGCTCGCCGACTGGCGCGACGGCACGGAGCATCTCGACTTCGATCCGGACGGGCCGACGACGATCTACGACCGCGACTATCTCCGCGCGAACGTCGAGGGCGGCGAGTATTACGACTGGTTCTATGCGAGCCCGGCCGACCGGGAGGCGCAGGCGCGGACCTCCATCGCCGACACCGCGCATGGCGAGCACTGGGTCTTCCGCAACAAGGATATCCGCAACTGGTGGGCGAACGCGCACCACGACCGGCCGGGTGGCGCGAGGCAGGCGGGCGCGACGGCCTGGGTGCCGCAATCGAAGCCCGTCTGGTTCACGGAGGTCGGGTGCCCGGCGGCCGACAAGGGCGCGAACCAGCCGAACGTCTTCTGGGACCCGAAGTCCTCCGAGAGCTTCCTGCCGCACTTCTCGTCCGGCGCGCGCGACGACGCGATGCAGCGGGCCTATCTCGAGGCGATGATCGGCTACTGGGAGGAGGCGGAGAACAATCCGCTCTCGACCGTCTACGGCGGGCCGATGATCGATCCCGGCAACATCGCCGTCTGGACGTGGGACGCGCGGGTGCCGCCCTCCTTCCCGCTCGACGACGCGCAATGGGCGGACGGGCCGAACTGGACGCTCGGCCACTGGATCTCGGGAAGGCTCGGCGCGGCGCCCGCGGCGGAGGCGGTCGAGGAGATCGCGCGCATGTACGGCGTCGAGGGCGACGTCGCGCTCGAGCCGATGGCGGGCGTCGTCGACGGGGTGGTGCTCGACCAGGTGATGAGCGCGCGGGCGGCGCTCGAGGCGCTGGAGCCCGCCTATCTCTTCGCCGCCGTCGAGAGCGAGGGGAAGATCCGCGTCCGCTCCCGCGAGGGCGCCGCGCCCCGGGTCGTGCTCGAGGCTGGGGATCTCGTGGAAGAGGGCGAGGCCGAGCCCTGGCGCAAGGTCCGGGCGCAGGAGACGGAGCTGCCGGCGGTCGTGAAGATCGCCTACGGCGAGTTCGCGAGCGACGACCAGCCGGGCGGGGTCGAGGCGCGGCGGACGACCGGCGGCTCCCGCGCCGTGCGCGAGGTGAGCCTGCCCTGCATGCTGGGCGAGGACCGGGCGCGGGCGATCGCCGAGACGCTCCTGCGCGAGGCCTGGGTCGGCCGCGAGGGGCTGACGATGACGCTGCCGCCCTCGCTGATCGCGCTCGATCCGGGCGACGTGATCCGCTTCGCGGAGGCCGGCAACGAGACCTGGCGCATCGCCGGGATCACCGACGGGCTCGGGCGGCGGGCCGAGCTCGTGCGGACGCAAGCGGGCCTCTCGGGCGGGATCGCCGCGCCGGCGCGCTCGGGCGCGAGGACGGACCAGTCGGTGCTCGGGCCGCCGGCGCTCGTCTTCCTCGACGGGCCTCTGCTGCGCGACGGCGACGACGACTGGCGCGGCTATGTCGGGGCCTATGCCTCGCCCTGGGCGGGCGGCGTCGCGCTCTACCGCTCGCCGGAAGCAGAGGGCTTCGCGCTCGACAGCGTGCTCGGCGCGCCGGTGCGGCTCGGCGAGCTCGCCGCCGACTTCCACAGCGGCCCCGCCTGGCGATGGGACCGGGTGAACGCGCTCCAGGTGACGCTGACCTCCGGCATCCTCACCTCGGCGAGCGAGATCCAGGTGCTGAACGGGGCGAACGCGATTGCCGTCGAAAATGCGGACGGCGAGTGGGAGGTGGTGCAGTTCCGCGATGCGGAACTCATTGCGCCCCGCACCTACCGGCTGACGAGCCTCCTGCGCGGTCAGCGGGGCACCGAGCACGCGATGCGGGACCCGGTCGCGGCGGCGGCGCGGGTCGTCGTGCTCGACGGCTCGCTCAGCCAGCCGCGCATTCCCCCGGCGCTCGTCGGCCTGCCTCTGAACTGGCGGGCCGGGCCGGCGCGGCGGCCGGTGACGGACACGAGCTATCTGCCGCTCGAGCACACGATCACGGGCAAGGCGCGGCGGCCGCTCGCGCCGGTGCATCTGAAGGCCAGGCGAGGGCCGGGCGGGGACATCACGCTCTCCTGGGTGCGGCGGACACGGCGCGGCGGCGACAGCTGGGACAACGCCGAGGTGCCGCTCGGCGAGGAGGCGGAGGCCTACGAGGTCGGGGTCCTCGACGGCGGGGCGGTGGTGCGGACGCTTCACGCCGCGGCGCCGGCGGCCGTCTACACGGCGGCGCAGCAGGCGGCGGACTTCGGCGCGCCGGTCGACACGCTCGACTGGCGGGTCGTCCAGACGAACGCGGCTGGGCCCGGCATCGCCGCCAGCACCACTTCGGTTCCCTGAGGCTCGTCGATAGGCAAGGCCCGTCGGGCGGCCCCTGGGTCCCGGCTCGGGGGCCGGGACACGCCGAGGTTGGGGCCGAGGCGGTGCCATGGGCACGGCGTGCCCCGGACCTGATCCGGGGCCCAGAGCGGCTTGCGCCGAATTCCCGAGAAGGAAGGATGAAATGGCGGACACACCCAATCTCGGCCTGCCGGAGATCGCGGCGAGCCAGGCGCAGAAGCACGTGACGCACAACGAGGCGCTGCGGATCCTCGACGCGGTTGTGCAGCTCGCCGTCCTCGACCGCGACCTCGCCGAGCCGCCGGCCGCGCCGGATGACGGCGACCGCTACATCGTGGGGCCGAGCGCGACGGGAGCGTGGGCGGGGCACGAGAACGAGGTCGCCATAGTCGTGGACGGCGCGTGGTCGTTCGTCCAGCCGCGCCCCGGATGGGCCGCCTTCGTCGTCGACGAGGCACAGCTTCTCTACTGGACCGGCTCGCAGTGGACGGTGTTCGGCGAGGTCATCTCCGTCCTGCAGAACCTGACCCGTCTCGGCATCGGCACGACGGCCGACGCGACGAACCCGTTCGCGGCGAAGCTGAACAAGGCGCTCTGGACGGCGCTGACATCAAGCGAGGGCGGGGACGGGAGCTTGCGCTACACGCTCAACAAGGAGGGTGCGGGCGACGTCCTCTCCTTCCTCCTCCAGTCGAACTGGTCGGGCCGCGCAGAGCTCGGCCTGATCGGCGACGACGACCTGTCGCTGAAGGTCTCGGGCGACGGGGCGGCGTGGCGGGAGGCGCTGCGGGTGAACCGCCACTCCGGCCGGCTGCGGCTCGGCAAGCGAGCTTACGTCCGCAGCCCGAACGTGCCGCAGCGGCGGCACGTGACCTCGAGCGCCTGGGTCGCCTCGACGAGCGCCGCGGACAACAACTGGATCTCCGTGGCCTGGGCGGGCGACCTCGGACTCTTCTGCGCCGTCGCGATCACCGGCACCGGCAACCGGGTGATGACCTCGCCGGACGGCATCGCTTGGACGGCACGCACGAGCGCGGCCGACAACAACTGGACGTCGGTCGCGTGGTCGCCCGAGCTGCGCCTGTTCGCGGCGGTCGCGGCGAGCGGCACCGGCAACCGGGTGATGACCTCGCCGGACGGCGTGACCTGGACGATCCGGACGAGCGGCGCCGACAACGACTGGCAGTCCGTGTGCTGGTCGGCCGAGCGGGGCCTCTTCTGCGCCGTCGCCTCGTCGGGCAGCAGCCGGGTGATGACCTCGCAGGACGGCGTCAACTGGACGGCCCACGCGACGCCCGGCCTCAATCGCGCCTGGTACAGCGTGTGCTGGGCAGCCGACCTCGGGCTCTTCTGCTCGGTCGCCGCGAACGCCGTCTCCGACAACGTCATGACCTCGCCCGACGGCATCAACTGGGCGCTGCACACGAACCCGACCGGCAACACGCTTCGGGCCGTGTGCTGGTCGCCGGAGCTCGGCCTGTTCGTCGCCGTCGCCATCGTCGGAACCGGTAACCGCGTGACCACGAGCCCCGACGGGGTGACGTGGACGGCGCGCACGAGCGCCGCCGACAACAACTGGCGCGCCGTCGCCTGGGCGCCGGAGATCGGCCTCTTCGCCGCCGTCTCCGACAGCGGCACAGGCAACCGGGTGATGACCTCGCCGGACGGCATCGCCTGGACGGCCCGGACGAGCGCCGCCGACAACGGCTGGTTCGGCCTCGCCTGGGCGGGCGAGCTCGGCCTCTTCTGCGCCGTCGGCCTCACCGGCACCGGCAACAGGGCGATGACCAGCGTCTCCGCCCACTCATACCCCTACAGGAGCTGATGCGGGCGAGCCGGCCGGGGCCGGCCGAGGACGCACGAGGCAGGACCACACAGCCCGCCGGCATCCCGCCCGGCGGGCTTTTTCATGTCTTCAAAGGGAGATCCCGATGGCAGCCAGCAACTGGCCGCAGTGCTTCGGCGCGACGCTGAGGCACGAGGGCGGCTATGTCGACCATCCCGCCGACCCCGGCGGAGCGACCAATCTCGGCATCACGATCCGGACGCTGTCGGCCTGGCTCGGCCGGCCGGCGACGAAGGCGGAGGTGAAGGCGCTGACGCCGGAGGCCGTGCGGCCGATCTACCGCCGGACCTACTGGGACGCGGTGCGCGGCGACGACCTGCCGGCGGGGGTCGACCTCGTGACCTACGACGCGGCGGTGAATTCCGGGCCAGCGCGCGGCGCGAAATGGACGCAGGCCGCCTGCGGCGCGCGCGGGGACGGGATCATCGGCCCGCTGACCCTCGGCGCGCTTCGCGCGGCGGATGCGGCGACCGTGATCAGGAAGGCGACCGACAGGCGCCTCGCCTTCCTCCAGGGGCTGAAGACCTGGCACGTCTTCGGCCGGGGCTGGGGGCGCCGGGTCGGCGAGATCAGGGCCGAGGCGCTCCTGATGGCGGGCGCCTCGCCGGCGAAAGTCCAGGCCGACGCCGCCGGCGTCGAGGGGGCCGCTCGGGCTGACGCCGGCAGGGCGGCCGCGGCAGGCACGGCGGGCGGTGGCGGCGCGGTGGCGGGCGAGCAGATCGCGGGGACCGACTGGGCCGCGATGGCCGGCCTCGGGATCGCCACGCTCCTGCTCGTCGCCCTGTGCGTGCTCTTCGCGCTGCGGAGCCGTGGCCGGCGGCAGGCAGCGGCCGCGATGAGGTCGCTCGTCACGTACCGGGAGGAGGTGTGATGCTGTCGAACCACCGCAAGCTCGTGGCGTGCCTCGTGGGCCTGGCGCTCATCTTCGTGAAGGACCACACCGGCATCGACCTGACGCAACAGGAGGACGTCGTCGTCACGCTCGTCCTCAACGCGCTGACGGCGGCGTCCGTGTGGTATTTCGCGAACGAGAAGCGGGCCTAG